TACAAGAATCCCCCGTGAAGTAAGCGATCGTCAACAATCTGAACGTCCTAAACAGTGGCGTCCACCAGAATTGTTGCCAGAACCAGATAAGCAGCCCGGTTTTGAATATCGCTGGATTAGAGTTTCGTTGTTGAACTCTGCTGATCCCCGTAACATCTCTTCAAAAATCAGAGAAGGTTATGAGCCGGTAAGAGCTGAAGAGCAACCTAAATTTAAACTGTTAGTTGATCCCAATAGTCGCTACCCAGAGAATATTGAGATTGGCGGATTGTTGTTATGCAAGATCCCAGAGGAATTTGTGAAGGCGCGGCAGGATTACGAAGCCCAGCAAACACAAGCCCAAACGGATGCTGTAGACAACAGTTTAATGCGCCAAAGCGACCCACGGATGCCACTCTTTAATGAGCGTAAATCCACAAGTAGCTTTGGAAAAGGAAATTAATTTTAAGGAGATTTAAATGGCATATCCAATTATTCCAGCTCCCTACGGATTAAAGCCTGTAAATCTTATTGGCGGTCAAGTTTTTTCTGGATCCACACGTTTAATACCAATCCAGTACAACTTTGCAACTAATATTTATTACGGTGATTTCGTAGCGATTCAGCGTGGTTACGCTGTTAGAGCAACCGTTACAACCGGCGCCAGCGCAGTTACTGGTGCTCCAAATAGCGGCGTAGTAGGTGTTTTCTTAGGCTGTTCTTTCACAGACCCAGTTACCAAACAGAAGCGTTTCAACCAATATTGGCCAGCAAACACTTTAGCCGGTGACGCATTTGCAGTTGTAACCGATGATCCAGATACCGTATTTAAGACTGTTGCAGTCTCTACTACTGGTACTTCTGCTATTGGTTCTTTTGCAACCGCAATGATCGGTGCTAACGTAGCTGGTTCAGACCAAGCTGGTAACGTCAACACAGGTGATTCGCTTAATGGCGCTTACACTGGTGCTGCTGCTGCAGTAAGCAACGGTTCTACATTGGCTTTACGTGTTATTGACTTGGTTCGCGATACAGCGATTCAAACTACTGCTACTTTAACAAGTGGTGGCGGTACAGCTACTTTGACAACTTCTGCATTGCCTTCCGCTTTAGTGGTTGGTACTGAAGTTGGTTATTTGGCTGCTAACGGTCAATACGTTGGTTCTGGTTCTTATGTTGCAACATTTGCTGCCGCTGGTACAACTTCAGTTGTTTTGAATACCGCGCCCGGCACAGTTGTTTCACCACAAGGTACTGGTTCTTCTGCATTAACAATTCCTGCGTCAAGCACATTGGTGTTTATTCAATATCCCGAAGCTTTGGTTAAGTTCAACTTCGCGATCCATGAGTATTACAACGCCACTGGCCCAGCAGTAACAGTATAAGGAGCTAATTAAATGGCTATTTCACGCGCACAACTATTAAAAGAGCTCCTGCCCGGCCTGAACGCATTGTTCGGACTTGAGTATGCTCGTTACGGCGAAGAGCACAAAGAGATCTACGAAACTGAGACCTCTGAGCGTTCTTTTGAAGAAGAAACAAAACTGTCAGGTTTCTCTGCAGCACCAGTCAAGGGTGAAGGCACAGCCATCGCTTACGACAATGCTCAAGAAGCATGGACAGCTCGTTACAACCATGAGACTATCGCTCTTGGCTTTAGCTTGACCGAAGAAGCAATTGAGGACAACCTCTATGATTCTTTATCTGCTCGCTATACCAAAGGCTTAGCTCGCGCTATGGCTTACACCAAGCAAGTAAAAGCAGCTGCTGTTTTAAATAACGGCTTTAACTCAGCTTATACTGGTGGTGACGGCGTTTCTTTGTTTAACTCTGCCCACCCATTGGTTAACGGTGGCACCAACGGTAATGCTCCAGCTACTCCAGCTGACTTGAACGAAACTGCATTGGAAAATGCTGTTATTCAAATCGCTGCTTGGACTGATGAGCGTGGTCTGTTGATCGCTGCTAAACCACGTAAGTTGATTGTTCCACCAGCACTCCAGTTCGTTGCTACTCGTTTGTTAGAGACAGAACTCCGTGTTGGTACAAACAACAACGACATCAACGCAATTAAGAACAACGGTTCCGTTCCAGAAGGTTACAGCATCAACCACTTCTTGACCGCTACCAACGCTTGGTTCTTGATTACTGATGTTCCAAATGGTTTGAAGCACTTTGTACGTACCCCACTCCAGAACTCTATGGATGGCGACTTTGATACTGGTAACGTCCGTTACAAGTCTCGCGAGCGTTATTCCTTTGGTTGGTCTGATCCTTTGGGAATCTACGGTTCATACTAATCGTATAAACCTACGAAAGCCCCGCTCACAAGGCGGGGTTTTTGTTATATACTATGGGTATGAAAATACCTACCTATTATTTTGTGTCCGGCGGAATTGGTGACTTCTTACAGCATTTGCCATTTCTTTTGAATAACAAAGATCCGTTTGTTATGGCATCTCACTTTAAGGGGGCTGAAGATTTATTAAGCTACTTAAAGTTAACACCAAAGAAGTTAGTTTATTTTAATACATTAGAAAAGCAAAATTATCATTTGGCAAAACTAACCAAAAAATGCCATTTACACTATGCACCAAGATCCCAGTATTTTGAATTTAATCCATTTGAACTCAAATTTCCGTTATTTACTAATGGTAAACCCGTAGTTGGGGTTCATTTAGGGGGCAGCCAGTTTTCAATTAATATGCAAAAGCATATGAGATTGTGTACTAAAAATCTACCCGTAGACGCAGTGAGGGGCCTTGTTTCAAATGATTACAATGTAATTTTGTTTGGTACAAAAGAAGAAATAGAAAGCTACAACTTACATCAAAGACATAATCTCAAATTTGTTTGTGAAGAAAAAATTGCCTACAGCTTGTCATATGTAAGTCAATGTAGCGCTATGATTGCCAGTGATAGTTCTTTTAAAACCATGAGCTCTATGCTCAAAATCCCTACTATGGTTTGGATGGGCGACTATGAAGATCTGCCGCGCGACCATATGTTTATTGATCCATATGTTAAAGATGGCATAATGGAAGTGTTCCGCTACTTTGATATTAATATTCAACTCAAAGAAGCTCTTGAAAAATCCAGAAATTTCTTGAAAAATCTTGAAAATAATATATGACCTAGGCTGTAATAAAGGCCAAAACCTAGCCTATTACTTATCCAAAGCCGATAAAGTAATAGCGGTTGACGCCAATCCAGAGCTTATTAATAACATAAAAGATCAATTTCAATCTGATATTGAATCAGGGAAATTGGTGGTTGAGCATTGCGCTTTGACAATTTGCAATAAATCTGAGGTTAATTTTTATATTTGCGAAGATGCTGTTCTTAGCAGAATGAGCAAGCCAGAAAAAGATGAAGGCAGATACCATCAGGTTACAGTGCCAGCTAAAAACATTATTCAGTTAATTAACGAACATGGCAAACCCCACTACATCAAAATAGATATAGAGTTCTATGACCATATTTTGCTAAAGTATTTATTTGAAAACGGCATCAGGCCACCATATATTTCTTGCGAATCCCATACCATTGAAGTGTTCTGCCTAATGGTTGTTTTAGGCCAATACAATAAATTTAAAATAGTGGAAGGCTGTGATGTCAATACGCAATACAATTTTGAAAACCACTCAGCCGGCCCATTTGGTGAAGACATACACGGAGAGTGGATGGACAAAGACCAATTCTTTGAAGTGCTTGGAGCTCACAAACTAGGATGGAAAGACATCCATGCTACTTCACACATTCTACGCAAAGACTCTCAAGAGCTCTCCCAAGATTGTTAGGCTCCAGCTCTTCAATTTTTTCTATCTTACTTTCTTGATAATAAGTCCGTTGGATATCTTTAAATCCGGCATCTTTTAAAAAAAACTCCAAGGTATCAAAATCCCAACCCATCTTATGGCCGTGGTTGTGTAGCATCCCCATAAAGATAGCGCCGTCAGTAGGATAAAACGGACCCAAAAAAGCAGTACGATAAGCATCCAAAAACTCTCGGTCGTGCTGCAAGTATTTAAGGCACCAAAGCTCTAAATCTGGAACCAGTATGCGCATGATAGCCCCCTCTTTCATCGCCTTGTAGCAGTTTTTTAAAAGGGCTATACCATCAAAATAACTAAGGTGCTCCAAGAAATGGCAATGGTAAATCATATCTACCGTGTTTTCATCATATGGAATACCTTTAGATAGGTCATGGTTTTTATACCATTCACTATCTTCTTTGCCCTCGTCATAGCTAATATTGATATATCCGGGGATGATGTTGCCACCGCAACCTAGGTTTAATTTAATCATTTTGCACCGTGCTGATAGAGTGATCGTTATCGCATAAAGCGAGGGGAGGAAAGCAAACTACGCTTTTGGTTTTTTGATAGGCTTCTGGCATGGCGGAGTCTAGTCCGGCTGGGGCAATCTGCCATGTGCCAGCATTAGGTACTGTAACTTCAACCATGGGTTTTAATGGATAACAGATATCCAAAAACTGCCTCGCGCCCGCGGGCGTGATGGAATAACAAAATGTTCCGTTAAATAAATGCAAACGCAAGAATGTGTAATTAATATGATTTTCTAGGTATGCTTGTTTGTTTGCCCGCATACTATCTTGGTTAAATACCATTTGAATAGGCGTTAAAAATGGCAAAGGGCTGGCCCATAAATGTGCATCAAAGTTCCATCCCCAGCAAATAAAATCATATGGATTCATAATTTTTAGCTGGTATAAAACATCATTAAAGTTTTTGTGCAATATGGCATCATCTTCGCAAATGGTAAATGTTTCATCCCCAGCTGCGCATAGTTTCCACAATGCTATATGGGACATAGCATTTCCCATTCCACCATGTCCATAGTTACCAATGCACTCTAACTCTGATCCGTCTACCGCATCAAATACTTCAAAGTTAATATGCCGATTGAGCTTTTTAAAACTATCTAAACGCTCAGGTGTTTTTTTCAGTGATATTACATAGATCAACTAAGTCTCTCCTCACGTTTTCTACTACGGAATCCCAGTCACCTAATTTTGGCTGGCGGTAAATTTTAAAAGTCGGATACCAAGGGCTATCAGTTCTATCAATTAACCAACGCCAGCAAGTATCAAAGCGGTTAAGCATCCACACTGGTTTACCAATAGCGCCAGCCACGTGCGCGGTAGATGTATCCACAGCAATGACTAAATCAAGGTTTTGAATAAAGGCTGCAGTATCAGCAAAGTCACCAAACTCACCGGTAAAGTTAATTAAACTTTCCCAACCTATGGAATCGGAAAGTTCTGACTCGGCCGGCTCACCTTTTTGTAAAGAATAAAGCTCAACATTGTCAAGTTGTAATGGTTTTAGCTTCTCTAATTCAATGTTTCTGCGCTCATTCACCGCCCAAACCTCTGGTTGATCGGGCCTATAACCACCAGACCAAACAATTCCAACCCGCAATTTACCGGTTTTAGGACCCATTTTCTTGGCCCATTTCTCAACATCTTCTGGAAATGGTGTCAAATATGGCTGATTTGGGATGTTATCCAGCGTAGTTTTAAAGGCTAAAGGTAGGCTCAAAATAGGAGTTTGATAGTCAAAACCGGGCAATTGGTCACCAGTTACCACAATCTGATCCACGCCCTTTATGGTTTTTGCTAATCTGGCTAGTGGCTTTTCTACGCCAAGGATCACTCTTGCACCTTTGTCCGCGGCCAAAGTAGCATACCGGCAGAATTGCAACATATCGCCAAGGCCTTGCTCACCATGGATAAAAATGCTTTGACCGCTAATATCTTCTTCACCCAACCATAGCCTTCCGGGTAGATGGCGGCGTGGATAGGTTGCCCTTTTAAAACGCCACTCATGTTCTTGCCAGCCTTTTTCGTAATTTCCCTTTAATAACAAGCACATAGAGCGATTAAATCGGGCATCTTCTAGGTCTGGTTTGATATTAATTGCTTTGTCATAATCAGCTAAAGCCTCATCAATACGCATTAAATTCTGTAGAACAAGGCCGCGGTTATTGTAAAAAGCCTCAACCATCTTTGGGTTTAACTTAATAGCTTGGTTGTAGTTAGCCAAGGTATCTTCCATACGGTGCAGTTTTTGCAGTGCAATACCGCGATTATTTAATGCCTCTGGAAAGTCTGGCTTATATTTGAGCGCCAAAGTGTATTGCTCAATAGCCTCTTCAGTCTTGTTGATGGCATCAAAAGCTATTCCTTTGTTGTAATAGGCTTCTGCGTACTTAGGATTGATAGCAAGGGATTTTTCAAAATCATCCATGGCCAACTCAATCTGTTTGAGCTCTATAAACAAATTAGCCCGATTGTTATACATTACGGCATTTTTATTGTGAAGATTAAGCGCTTCATTAAAGAATCCCAATGCTTGAATGTACTGTTTGTTATTGCTAAGCATGACACCCATTAGGTGCAGAGCATCAACGTGCTTTGGATTTTTTTGAAGAATAGATTCACAAACCATTGCTGCTTCCTGCGGGCGCCCGGCCTCAAATGATACAAGGGCTTTCTGGAAGTTGTGATCTATTAGCGGTTGTTTGTTTTTGTGTGATGGGTACGTTTTCATACCTATGAACTATATCACAAATATCTTGAATATAAAGTAAAATTAGTGTATAAATACACAGTATCTGGGTGATTGCTTAAACCACCACTGCCCCAGCAGACGATGCAACGATCGGTTTAAGCCTTTTGCATAAGGAGTTCCATTATGGGACGTAGTACATTTGAAGGCCCAATCCTATCGGGCGACAATCGTTTTGGTCAACAACGTGACGTTGGTCCAGTTCTTTTAACTCAATACGCATTTTTAGATTTTTCTAAAACTACTGCAGGAACCGCTGGTTATGCTGGTAGCTCTGGCGTGTTTGTTAGTTCAAACAATATTCCAAATAACGTAGGTACTATTTGGACTCCACAAGCCGGCGCATATAGCGCTTCAGGCCCTACTGTAGCTACAGCTCCTACTGCTGATGCTGCTGGTACTATTTATCGTGGCGCAGTTTTCTTGTTGCCACAAGCATCATATCTTTACAACGTAACTTTAGATTTCATTGCAAACCCAGTTGATGCGGCTACATTGTCTCCCTCAACAGTTGCTTGTTATGTTTCTAACCAGTTTGTAACTTCTTCAACTGGTGCTGTTTACGCAAGCGTTGCCTCTAATACAACTACCGCTATTGGCCGTACAACTGCCACTTACACAGCTACCCAATACGCAAACTGCCAGTCTACTTTACAAGACGTACAAAACATTCAGCCCGGCACACAACCAACTTGGTTTAGCCAAGTAGTTGTTACTTTGGGTATGACTGGTAATAGCTGGAATGCTCCTGTATCTGGTAAGTTTGGTATTACTTTGCAATATGCACAGGCTGACACTAATATTGGAAATAGTTCAACATATCCATATGGTAACTTTGACTAATAATCCGAATGGGAGCTTCGGCTCCCTTTTTAAAACTTAAGGAGATATTATGTCAGGCGCATGGAATTTATTGAATTTTTTCTCGCCCAGCAATGGAGCGGGAGTAAGCACACAAACAGCTAGTTTAGGCACACAAACATCTACAACACCATTGGTTGGTATTGATGGTGCTGCACAATTTATTGCTCCTCAGCGTCTGCGTGACGTTGTAGGAAAACTTAAAGTTTCGCAATCGCAAAACATTTATGACGCCGACTTTGAATACGGCGTTCAACCTTTGCGCTGGGAACAATACATTCAAAACGTATCCGGTCAAGCATCTATTGTTCAGAACCCCGGATTAGGCGGCGTAACAATGACCATTGGTGGCGGCAACGTCCCCGGTGACATTACTGTTCGTCAATCACGTCCTTATCACCGCTATCAGCCCGGTAAGACGTTTTACATGGCCTCTAACGTAAACTTTGGCGCATCAGTTCAAGGTCAATTCCAGCGTGTTGGTATTTTTGATGACTCCAACGGAATGTTCTTCATGCAGGCGGGAGCCCCTTATGCTGGTAACCCATATGCCATGTTTGCTGTTATTCGTTCAGATTCGGGCGGTGTTCCTGTAGATACAGTGATTCCATTTGAAGCATGGAACGGAAACAAAAATATTGCCAACGCAGTTGACTGGACTAAAGTTCAGATGATTTGGATGGAATATGCTTGGTACGGAGCCGGCGCATTGCGTTGGGGCGTAGTCATTGATGGCGAGCCTTGGATCATGCACCAAGTCGGTACTGGTAACGGTGTAGTTAACGGCGTAAACCAAATTAAACCATGGAGCCGTACTGGTAATTTGCCTGTTCGTTACGAGCAGCGCGATAGTGGCTCTACTGGTCTTTCAGTGATGACTCACTACGGTGTATCGGTATTGATTGAAGGCGGTATTGATAAACAGCGCGGATTTACCTATTCATATGGTAACTATGCTGCGGTTCAAGTTCGTACAATTGCTGCAAACTCTATTCGTTTCCCAGCAATGTCTTTCCGCATGAGAGCGGTTGGTACAGACCAGTTTGACAATACCATCACCACGGCTACTGGCGGAACAGTTCAATCTTTAACTATTGCTACTGCAACCCCAGCAATTACAACGATTGTTGGTACTAGTATTAATAGCCAATCAACATTTACATTTTCCTCTGCACATGGTTATCCATTAACCAATACAGCGCAAGCAAATAGCCCAGCAAACTATATTACGCTGTCGTCATTTAACCAGCTTGGTACGGCTACCGGATACACTTATTCTTCTGGAACCATTGCCGCAACTAATGCTTTTGTAACCAATACCACTGTGACTGGTGCATCTGGAACAACGCAGTTTATTGTTTCTAACGCAATTAATCAGTCAACGGGATTACCAATTGCAATTGCCATAGGTCAAGCTATCAGCGGTACTGGTGTTGCTTCTAACGCTACTGTTTCTGCTATTACCTATTATGGTTCTGTAAGCAATCCCGGAGATGCTCCGGATATTCAATATCCAAGTAATGCAATTATTACTTTGAGTACTGCATTAACAGCACAGGCAGCCGGAAGTTATCAATTCTCTAACCCAAGCACTGGTGCTTTATTAACCATTACTACGTCAACTGGAACATTCTTGCCAAGCGCATCATTGGCTGGTACAGGTATTGCTTCTGGTACAACCATAACCAAACAGCAGTCTGCATTCGGTTCATTTGTTGTAAACCAAACTGCTACTGCTACGGCAATTGCCTCTACCTCAATTACTTTGGGTGCAAATACCACAGTAACGGCTGGACAAGCAGTTATTGGATCTGGTATTGCCGCTGGCACCATTGTTCAAACTGTTGGCACGGCTGGTTTAATTACCATTAGCAGCGGGACAACTTCTGCTCTTGCAGCCAATACCGTCTTGTCGTTCTACGGCACAACAGCTTCACAAGCTTATTCAAGCGGTGGTGCGGTTGGTACAAGCGTGATTACATTAGCAGCCGGAACAGGTTTTGTAGTTGGTCAAATGTTTATGGGAACCGGCGTTCCTGCAAATACATTTATTTCAGCAATTAACGGATCCGTTATTACCCTTAGCCAAGCATTTACAGTTCAAGCGGTAGGCCAATACTCTGCTCAAGCTTCGGGCGCAAACGGCACATATGCTTTAAGCGCTCTGCAAGGATCATTGTCTGGAAGTATTAGCTCCACATACACGGTTGCTGCTGGTACATACTTGATTGCTAACGTACCAAATACAACACAACTGTTGTTAAATATTCCATTACCAAACGGTGTAACTGCAAACAGCACATTGCCAACAGCAACTTATTGGGGTACAAACCAATTTGTTGGCAAGTTCGTTTATTACAATGCTTCAATGCCATCAGTAAGTGCAGTAACTGTTGGCGGCGGAACATTGGTCGGCGGTGTAACACAGTTCCCAGTAAACATTGTATTTGGAGCTGTTCACAATTTGTCTGTTGGTAATGTCATCAATATTGCAAACTCAAACCCTGCAACATTTAATGGTCAGTTTAACGTCCTAGCAGCAAGCGCAACCGGAGTAACAATCAACTACGGAGCATCAAGCCCCGGAAGTTATAGCGGAAGTGCTACAGTAACTTCGCCATATACTGGAAGAATTACAAGCAATACGACTAACACAATTACTTTCCAAGATATTGTTAACGGATTGCCACTTGCTAATAGTCCTTCTGCTGGTAACACCTATCAAATTGGATTAATTGATAGAGGTCAGCTATTGCCACAAACGCTGTTGATAAACACCAGCGCTACGGCTTTGGTTGAATTGGTTGCAAGTACGCCAACAAATCAGCTCTCATTGGGCCAAGTTAACTTTAAACCTATGAATACTTTAGGTTCGTTTAACTCGTTTGCTGAAGTAGATTTGTCTGCGGCTAACTTGTCTGGTGGTGAAGTTGTATATGCGTTCTCAACGCCTAACAATGCACTGCAGCAGTTAGACTTGCAGAATTTCTTCCCTGTACTGACTAACATTAAAGGTAACGTAGCAGATATTTTGACAGTGGCAATTACCACAAACCAAAGTACTGCAGTTCAAGTTAACGTAGTTTGTCAGGAAGCGATGGCTTAATATGGCTAAATCTCCAGCATGGACTCGCAAGGAGGGGAAGTCACCCTCCGGCGGTCTTAACGCAAAAGGTAGAGCAAGTCTAAAAGCAGCAGGACACGATATTAAACCACCTCAACCAGAAGGCGGATCGCGGAAAAAATCTTTCTGCGCCCGTATGACTGGAATGAAAAAGAAATTGACATCAAGTAAAACGGCCAATGACCCAGATAGCAGAATTAATAAGTCATTGAAAAAATGGAAATGCTAAAATGAGCGACATTGATCCAATCCTAACAGCCAGAGAATTGGCAACACACGCAAACGATATTGAGCATTTACAGGCCGACATGGACAAAATGGTTAAAGAGATGGCTGAAATTAAGGAAGCAATTAAAGCTATCCAAAAAACTTTGGCAGAAGCTCATGGTGGTTGGAAAACATTGATGATGGTTGGTGGCGCTTTTGCTTTGATTGGCGCTATTTTGGCTAATATGTTTAATGGTATCTGGGGCAAGTAATGCCAAGCAAAAGCAAGGCACAGCATAATTTGATGGAAGCCGTGGCTCATAATGCCGCGTTTGCCAAAAAAGTAGGCATACCCCAAAAG